GAATTACTCGTCTTAAGTTGTCACCAACAAGTGAACAGTTTCTAGGAAGTGATATTGGGTTGTCTTCTAGATACTCACCACCAGATACGATGATAGTTACGTATTCATCACTTGGATCTGGAACTGCTTTCTGTAATCCGTAAGCAATCTGTGCTGCTTTCTTAACTGTTTTGACTGGTCTTGCAGCTGAACGACCATCGTTTTCATCACTACCAATAGTCTGTGATACGTAAACACGACCACCAGTATCGTTAGTAGCAACTTGGTATACAAAGTCAGTGGTAGCAACCCTTCTGGACTGATCACTTAGAGGAGGTGTATCAGCAGTTGGGAAGAATGTTGTGCCAAAAGTAGGACTTGTAACGTCTGTGTCTTCAAAGTTAACAAGGTTTGGAGCACGAAGATTCAACGCAGGGTTGATGATAGTGTCAATATCAAGGTTTGTAACCTGTGCAGTATCAGAAATGATAGAACGAGTCGTTCTAATCTGTCCCTCAACATCGAGTTCAAACTGAGGATCGGTAGTATTGATACCAACTCTAACGTTTTCTTGTGCGTTTTTATTAACAAATATTGCGTCTTTCTCTAAAGCACCTGTACCCACAGATACTTCAATAGATGTATCTCCTTGGATACTTAATGATCTTACTCTTTTATATGCTAGAGTTGCACCCGCTGTAATTACACTCTGTGCTGAACCTGTAAAACTTAAATTATCGTCATCTACCTTCGTTACTGTAAACTCTCCATCTACCTCACCGCCAGATGTAAAGTCAATATATAATTTTTCTGTTCCTATAATACCATGTGCAACCGAAACGATATTACCTACACCAGCTGCTGATCGACTGTATGTGGCGTTCGTCCAATTCCCTGTTGCTTTTGTCCCAGAAGCGGTTATTCGCTGTTGGTCAGTATTAATCTGAAAACTCATTTCGTTCCTAAAAGGTTATGTAACAACGGTTAATTCTAAATTACCTACCCACTTTACAGTAGATGAGGTTGTCACACTTGATACTTGGAAAGTAAAAAATGGTGCTGCACCTATATTAATTGCTGCAGGAACCACGTTCCAAGTTTCTTGACCAGGTGGATTATTTCTTACAATTATCTTCCTTTCAGAAGCAACAGTAGGAAGTCCTCCAGCTGTGGTAGTAATTACTAAGTCAAATTTTACTGCATAAACATATATATTTGTCGTTGTCTCTTGTCCAAAAATTGTTCCACTTGCAAATGCAACTGAATCATTTGCTAGAGGAGGTGTGTTTGTTGCAAGAGGTGTAGTGCCATCTAAAGATAACTGCATAGTATTGTTAGCAGCATCTGTTTGCCTTTTAAGAATAAAAATATCTTTGTTTGCATCGGTAAAGTGATCACTCACCATGTGCATTTGAGATATATTTTTCAAAGCTCTAGAAGTATCCAATACCTCAGTAGCATCTACTGCGTATCCTCCTATTGATGAAAAATTCTTTACGGGCATTGTCTTAGATTACCTAGAGGTTATTTATACCTTGACCTTAGTAGTTGTGAATCTACCAGTGAAGTTTGATGATGATGTAGCAGCACTAGATTTGTCTAGTGAAATATTCACGTTACTACCAACAACAGCAACGGTTACATCCATCAAATTGTTGTCAGAAGTTATTGAGTTGGTGACAGTTGCATGTGCAGTAGTTCCATTTGATGCACAGACGATTGTAACTTCCATCATGTGAACTTTATTGTCATCACTCTCGATAGTTACAAGTGTTTTAGCACCTTTAAAATTGTTTCTATCAAATGCAGTTATAGTTGCAGATGTTGGGAATGATGATAGTTGACCACCTTCTACACGACAGTCATCTAGTTCCATAAATGTTGCAGTAGAATCAAATACAGTTAAGTATGATGATGTCCCTGCTTGCCATCCTCTGTTAATTTTGAATGCTGCTTCTGAACCATTACTATCAAATGATAAGAATGGTTTGCTATCCATTTGTGTTACATAATCTTGCTGCAAGACATCCATTCTGGCAAATGCAGGAGATGTGTTAGAAATACTTGCTACTTTAAATGAGACATCATTTGCAGGAGTTACTCCACCAAGATCACTACCATTGATAAAGATAGTTTCATCAACTTCATATCCTGTTCCTCCACTTGCAATCGCAACAGAAGATACGTTACCAGACCCATCTATTACCACATTAAATGTTGCTCCTGTACCTTCAATTGTTGATGTGCTTGCAACTGCATTGAATGTGGTTGATGCTGTATACGTTCCACTACTTGATGTTACAGTTCCGATAGTAGCGATTGTACCTTGAACACCTACATTCCTTAGTCTAAGACCATCTGTAATTTCTAAATCTTTTTGTGATCTAATTTTTGCAATAGATGCATCAGATGCTTTGAAATCAACTGTATTTTGTCCAATGATTGTTCCGTTGATATTCAATACTCCATTGACATCAATTATTCTAGTTGTTTTAAGAGTAAATCTATCTTTGTCTATTGATAGGGAATTTAATCCTGCATTATAAAACTCAAATGTATCTTCGTCGGCACTCGGTGCAGACTCAGTTAATATGTAAGTATCTTGGTCAACGTCACGAACACCACCAAGAGAAACAAAGTCTTGTCCGTTAAAACCTTCAAACTGTAACTGTGTAGAGTTGAATCTAATAGCACCTGTAATACGATCTAATGCAACAGGACGTTGGTTTGTAGTTCCTGATGGAATTACAAGAGATCCAGTAGAGTCACATAATACACTTGATCCTGCTGATGGTTTTATTACAACACCTTGACCATCAATATCTGATACAGTTATTGTTCTTCCGCTTCCACCACCCGCTGCGGTAACTAGAATAGTATCTCCAAGCTTGTAGTTTTGTCCTTTCGCAACAACGGTTACTGCTGAGAAGTCTCCACCAGAAACAGTAAGTGTTAGAGTCAATCCTGTTCCAATTCCAGATGAGGTTGTTGCAGTTGCTGTGTATGTCCCATCAGTATATCCAGATCCAGATCCTGTAACTGATACTGCTACAACTTCACCAAATGCTCTGACTGCAGCTGAAGAGTTGTTACTTACAACATTTTGTCTGATTCTTAATTTTCCTGCATCTAAGTTTCCTAAGAATGTAGCAGTTCCTGTTCCAGAGTCAATTGATACAACGTCAGTTGTTCCATCAGTAATCTTGAAATCAACGTTAGTGCCACCTTTGAATACAAAGTTACCCTCACCTTTAGTATCGAAATTAAGTGGAACGCTAATATCGGTTCCATCAGTTCCAATAGTGTTTGTAGCGTCAACAAAAACATTTTGTGCTGTCAACCCTAATGTCATCTTATTAGCAGATGAGTCTACCTTAAAGAATGGGTTTAGGTTACCTACAGTAGAATCTACCTGTAAGTTTGTGAAATCATATCCAGTATTGCTTATTCTACCTGTTTCAACTCCTGCAACTGCAATACCGATCTTATCAGCATCTTGTCTGAATAGACCAGTTTGAGATGAGTTTTGGAATGCTAGTGTTGGTGCAACTGCAGTTCCGTCATCTAACTTAGCAGTTAATTGTTCAATATTACTTGCAGCACCAGTGATATCAGCACCACCATTACCTGTAATCTTACCAGTAAATTGAGAAGTGCTTGCTATGGTTAATGTTCCATTTGCATTTATGTTGTTAGAAACCGAAACCCCACTACCTGTAAACACACCGTTAGCAGCAATGTTCCAGTTAGTAGCAGTTATATTACCATTAGGGTTTTGAACTAACTGACCAGTTGCTCCTCCTACCTCTCCTAAAGTTAAAATACCACTCTGAGAGCATTCGATAGATTTTGCACTTACAATAGTATCTAAATTAAGAACCAATCCAGAACCTACTGGATCTCCTACTCCACCAATATCTCCCAATATTAATGTATCAGTTGCCTCAAATGCAGCACCACCATTGGTTACTGTTACTGCTGTAGCAAAACCAACGTTACTTACAGTGTATTGGAAACCAGATCCACCACCACTACCAACTGTTGTGTCTTCTACAGAAAGAACATCACCTATGGCATAACCAGAACCACCAAGAGATATGTCAGTTACACTAGAAACACCTGTGCTTTCTGATGATAACTGATATGCAAATCCACTACCACCATTTGCTCCAACGTCTGCATCATCAATATAGAAGTTTTGACCTACTGCGTAGTTACCAGTATTAGATGATTGACTTAATATTTCTGCACTTGTGACTTGTCCACCACTTATCACAGTGGTTAATGTCATTCCTAATCCAGACTGTCCTGCTGCACCAGTAGTAAAGTTAAATACACCTGGTTCACTCATGTTACGTCCATGAGCAACACATTGATATGCAGTTGATGTGGTTGTTGCTGATACTGACTGAACAGTTAGTTCCCAATATGATCCTGCTGTTCCTAATGTTCCACTCTGTCTTACTGTAGCACCTGTTACACCTTGATCTAAAGCTAATTGATGACCAAAATTAGTTGCATCGCTAGTGTCAAACTTGTAAGTATTGTTATCAATAAATGTGAGAGAGGGTGCTTCTGCACCATCTATAATATACCTGTTAACTCCTGTTGTTATAATATCAAGAGTTGCACTTGCACCAGAAGATCCACCATTAATTGTATCTGTCTGAGAGTCTTGGAATGTTCCAGAGGTTCCTGTAATGTATATAAATGCAGTTCCATCGGTGGTTCCAGATCTTGTAACTGTTCCTGTTGCACCTGATACACTACCTGTAACAGTTTCACCGTCTGTGAATGTTCCAGATTGTGATGATACAACCAACTTATCTCTTTGAACAACAGTAACAACATATGTTGTGGTTGGAGGGTTTCTTAACTCTACGCCCGCTGTAGTTCCATCTGCATATCCAGATCCTGCATTAGTAATAGTTCCTGCAAATCCTGCAACCGTGAATGTAGCAGTGGCGTTGACTGTTGGGTTTCCACCTGTGAAGGCAACGTTTGCATATGTTCCTGCAGCATATCCAGATCCTGCAGTGGTGATAGTTCCAGTAATAGACTGGATATCAACAGATAGTGTAGCACCTGTTCCTGCACCACCTACAATTGTAAGGGTAGGAGCACTTGTATAATTTTCACCAACGTTATCAATTGTTATTGATTCAATTCTACCAGTTTTCTCATCAAGGACTGTTGAAAATGTAGCGTCAGTCGTAGCATCTCCTGTAGTTACATCTACAGTTGGATTGTTTCTATATCCTAGACCAACACCAGTTAGGGTAGCAGTTTCGACTGGGAATCCAACGACTGCAGTTCCTGCAGCACCAGTTCCAGTTGTATCTTGAGTATCAGGTGTAAATGTAACTGTTGGGACTGTTGCAGCAGTGTATGTGCCAGGTGTTGTTATTTGAACCTCTTGAATAGAACGTCCTGTGATAACACTAATTTGTCCTCCTGCACCAGCTCCAGAATCTGCAAGAACTGCGTTTACTGATATGCCATATCCACTACCGTCACTAGTAACTGTAACACCATCAACTACACCACCTGTTTGAGATACAGTTGCAGTGGCAGTAGCACCTTGGAAGAATTGTGATCCAGATCCTGCAGATGTTAAAGATTCTGCTGTTCCTGCATTAGCGTTTGATAAAGAAGAAGCAACTTTAATATTGTTAGCATCAACATAAATTGCATAGTATGTTGTGCCACTTGTGAGTCCACCAATTGCTACTGCAGTTGCATCAAGAGTAGTGGCATCATATGTCATCTCATCGCCAGTCTCAAATGTGTGATTGTCGATGTTAATTGTATTAGTAGTCGTGTCTACAATAGTGCTTCCACCTGTAAAACTTTGTTGTGCAGGTGGATCAAATGTTAGTGTAGGTCCTACATATCCTGTTCCACCGTTTACAACATCTACAGATAAGATTTTACCCGCATTACCTAAGTTTGCTGTCGCAGAACCGTTACCAGATCCACTAAATGCCACTGCGGGTGGAACGGTATAACTATTACCTCTATTTGATAGAGTAACAGTTTTTAGTCCACCTTCTGCATTAAGTGTGCAAGTTGCAGTTGCTATCTGGAATGGATTACTTGTTGCATCTACCTGTTGAGCACCGCCAGGATATCCTGATCCTGCAGATTGAATAGAGACAGTTCCAATACCATTTTTGTAGATAACGAGTGATCTAGTAGAGAAACAAGATGCTTCTGATGAACCAAACAAGGTTGCATCACTAAATCCAGTAATATTAAGAGTTCCTTGAACAACACTACCGAAAGCAACTGACTTATTGACATCAAAATAAACTGCTTCTTTAACGATTGTTTCAGCGTTAACAACAAAGTCTTCTGCACCAGAGGGGTCAACGATTACCTGACCTGTAGTAGATGTGATACTGTTTCCTGCAATTCTTAAGTTACCAGTCTCGATGTATGCAGGGAATATGTTAGTTGTTCCAGTTGCATCACTTAATGTGATGTTTGCAGCTGACTGAGCTGTTGATGTTGCAGCAAAAGATACGTTACCAGTTTCTTGGTCTACAGAGAATGCATCCCCAACACGGAAGTCACCGTCTTGGTCAGTAGAAGAAAATAGAACTTTACCACTATTAAGTTCCTCTACCTCATTATTCTGAACAGCAAGAGATGGGTCATTAGTATAGTCAGACTGTGAACCGACATAACCAAAGTTATGTGCAGTCAATATAAGTTTTACACCAGAACCGTCTGCCTGTACACCTTTACTTCCATATACACATGCAGATGCTACAGAACGTAATTCAGCACCAAATGCTGAGTAGTCAGCAGTGATAACAGATGTAGCAGAATCACCACCGCTAGATCTAATATCAGATGTTCCACCAGAGGCGTCTGTAAAGGTCGTAGAAGCGTCTGTGCCATTCGCATGGAGCAATAGCACTGTATTGTTATCTGAACCGTATTCGCTTGTTGTAGGAGTAAATCCTGCAGTGAAACGAGCAGATGCTTTACTAATTCTTACTTCGTCAACATGTCCATTAAATGCTTCTGTAGCAGCAACTGTATAGTCCGAACCTATGACAACAGGTTTTGTAGTTCCATAGTCATTACTATCTGTATAAGTTCCTATCTGAGTTCCGTCTAAGAATAATCTTGTAGTTCCTCCACTTCTTGCTACTGCAACATGATACCAAGTATTAATTGCTAATGTTCCACCGTTTATCTGTGATGTATTTCCTACTGCAAAATGTAATGCAGTTCCATTAAGATATACAGTCGGTGCTGTATCTGTAGCAGAATTATCTCTAAGATCAAATATTCTTTGTGTGCCAGTTACACTGCCAGGTCTAATGAATGCTTCTAAACACCAGTTTGCTGTTCCAAATCCAAAGTCTTCATCTGTAGGAACCTTAACGTTATCCTCAGTTCCATCTAATAATATAGATGCTGTGCCAAACTTCTTTTGTGCTGTATCTAACTGTGAGTCACCAAATCTACTTAAACTTTTCTTAGGTTTGGTTGTTGTTACAAACTCTCCAGTTCCTTTACCAGTAATGAATACATATGTACCATCGTTGCTTGAGACCACACCTCGTGCAACTGCTTTCTTATAGGTGACATTACCAGATGTTGTTCCAGATGCAGAACTATCTGTATATGTAACTGTGTTATTATCTACCTTTGTAACTTGATAGAAATTATCTGTTCCTGCACCACTAATATGATCTGCATAGATGTAATCGTTGCTTACTAAACCATGTGCAGTTCTTGTTAGAGTTATTGTAGTTCCCGATCTAGCATATGAACCTGACTGGAATCCATCTTCTAATTGATATGATACCTCACTAGTATTGAATGTTCCACTAACTCCACCTAGTTTTAATCTTGTGCTACCTGTTCCAGATTTACCAGTTGCACCTTGAACACCTTGAATACCAACAGATGCAAAATAGTTAAAGCAATTTAACCACTCTACACGCATACCATTGGTAACTTTTAAACCAACCTGATTAGGTGTAATGAATGTACACTCATTGAATAGGACTGAACCATGCTGTGATGCAGATGCAATGTTTGCACCGTCTAGTAAAGCACCACGTCCTGCATCTCCTTGTGCATATCCATAAGGGTCAGAACCAGATACTACACTACCTTTTGTTGTAACTGTAATTCTCTCAACATAAGGACTCTGTGTAGAGTTCATGTTTGATACTACGACAAAGGCATATCCTTTATCATTACCACTATCGTAGAAAAAATCTTTAATCGTTAAGTCTGAGATATGTGCATCACCAGACAATATAAATGCGTTATTAGTATTTGTAACTGAAGTTGGTTTTACAGATGTAGATCTTAGATTGGTTCCACGTAATGTAACACCATCCCCAATAGTCATTGGGAATACTTCTTGATATTCGCCAGGTGCAACCATAATGGTGTCACCAGAACTTGCAGTTGCAAGAGCTTTTGTAATTGTAAGAAATGGTGTGTCTGGATGTAGTCCTGCATTACCACCATTTGCAAGAGTTGAAGTATCTGAACCTACTGTAGCAACGTAATAAGTATTTCCCTGACCATTCGTGATGTCAGTAGACAGCATATTAGTCACCACCTCACCTGTGTTAGGTTTCTGGTTAGCGACCTCTATTATATTTGATCCGTTTCTAGCGTATAATTTTCTATCCGCTATATTAAGAGCAACTTCTCCGTCTTCTAAATTAGAAGTCGTCGGGACTGCTGCTGCTGTCGTCGATCTCTTTAGTTTGATTCTCGTTGCCATCTAAATCATTCTCAGATTGTTGTTCAGCTTTCATACTATTTAACTGACTTTGTAAATCTTGGATTTGTGCCTCCATCATTACATTTATCAGTGTCAATTCAGAAATTTTCTTTTGTAATGTGTTAATAACGATTTGTGCATTCATAATTGGTTAAATTCAAAAAGTTCCACCATCTATGGTGTCAGTCCATACAGGCACACCCGCTGCAGTAACGGTCAATACTTGGAAGGAAGTTGTTACATCAGAACCTGTGCCAGGTGATGCCATGTTTGCTTCTGCAGTTATCTGCAAAGGACCTGTGCCATTACCATATACGATACCGTTTGTAGTAAATGTCCCTACACCTGTTCCTCCATACTGAACCTCAAGGTCAGTATCAAGTTCTAGATCACCTATAACAACTGTACCACGACCAGCTCCTGCTAATCCGAATACAGTGTTTGTATCTGTTGCATCTTCAATGAATGTCCATGCACCAGATCCATTAGCACCACCTGTGCGATCATAACCAAAGAAACCAAATTTGTTAGTTCCAGAAGCATTGTAGTGAACCTTAACACCACGATCTAATGCATCGTCAGCACCACTCACAGTAACAAGAACAGAATCATCTGCCATGTTTTGAGATAGGTTATTGCTTAAGGTAATAGTTTTAGTTCCTGCATTGATAGCACTAATTGTTGTGCCACCAGGAATACCAGCTACTGAGGAGGTAACTGTATCGCCAACTTGTAGTTGATCTACAGCGTCTACAACAACGTTTGGTTGTCCACTACTCGCTGCTGCAGTCATTGTAACAGGAGTTGTAGGATCACCTAATTCGATTGTAGGATCATTAACTGACATTGAAGCAGAGTTCACTGTAGTTGTAGTTCCATCAATCTGTAGGTCACCTTTGATAATAACAAGACCACCCGCATCAGTTGTAGGGTCAGGGTCAAGTATCAATTCTTGAACAGAGTTGATAGTAGATAGTGTATTACCATCTAACTTGAGGTTATCAATCTGAATATCACCAGTCTGTTGTGTGCTACCAGAAATATTTGTCTGTCCATTAAATGTTACACTATTCTGGAATGTAGTTGTTGCGTTGACTGTTAGAGAGTCTCCAGCTGCTGTTCCAATAGTAGTGTTGTCGTCTACATTCAAGTCTTTGATGTATGCAGTTGCTGCAACACCTATACCACCCGCAACTGTAAATGCTGCTGTAGCAACGTTAGAAGCGTCTGTAGTGTCTGCAATATTAACTTGGACACCAGTGCCATAGTTCCAGTCTGCACCTTCTACTTGGATTTTGTCAGAGGTTGTCTCGTCATATCTGATAGAAGCATCCTTTGCATTACCAAAGTTCAGTTTCATATCATCAGCGATACGCAAGTCGGGGGTTCCTGCTACTCGCTTGATGTCTAAAACTGCATCTGAGTCATTGAATGAGAGTTCTACATCTCCTGTAGTTCCAAACTCT